ATAATTCTAGGCCCCGGGAGTCGTCCGGGCGGGTGATTGCCAAAGCGGCTATTTTAAAAGGCGGCCCCGGGTCCGGCCCGCGGAAGGGCGGCGGGTCCGCGGAGGCCAAGCCTAGCGAGCCTAGGAGCGAGGGGTATAAGGGCCACACCGTGGAAAGAACCGGCGGCTCGTACACGCGAACGACCGACACGGGTAAGACCGTAGTCGACTCGACCCCCCACACCGAGGAGCACCACATTACGAAGCCGGACGGCGGCCTTTACCACACCACGTTTTCTACCCGCGCCGCCGCGAAGGCCCACATCGATAAGCTGACGTCGGTTAAGATTAAAAAGGGCGGTCCCGGAAGCGGCCCGCAGCCCGGCGGCGGGGCAAGCTCCAAGGACCAGACTGAAAGTTCGCACCCGAAGGGAACCCAAGGCTACGTCGATGACCACAAGGCCGCATTTGACTACCACCAGAAGCAGGGCGTGGAGGCCGTAGAGGCCGCAAGGAACGCCCAGCCCCACGAAAAAGCGGCGAAGGAGGCGGTAGCGCAGCACCACGAGGACCGCGCGTTTCACCATATAAGCCAGGTTCACGAGGGGAAGCTCGCTATGGCCGCGCGCGGCTCTAGCTCTAGGCCGCGGGCTCGGCCGGGCGGCCGCCCACCCGAGGCCTCGGTTTCTAAGTCCGCCCCCGAGCGCGACGCTATAATTTTTAAGGTCGATGCCATGCAGCAGATCGTGAAGGGCGCCGTCTTGGTGCCGGATGAGGTTGACGAGCATAGCGACACGATGACCGCCGATGAAATTGAAAAAACGGCCCACGACTTTCTAGCGAATTCCCGCGTAATCGGATCCTCGCACGCCGAACCGATAGCGGCGTCGACCGTGGAATCTTACGTAGCCCCCGATGACTTCGAGAGCGACGGCCCGCTCGGGAAAGAAAAAATTAAAAAGGGCTCATGGGTGATTGCCGTGAAGGTTCACGACGCCGCCGAGTGGGGCAAGATAATGTCCGGTCAGTACACCGGGTTCTCCGTTGGCGGCTGGGGCTCTCGGGACTAGCCCTCATTCCATAGGCCATATTATTCGACCCCGTATTATTCGACGCGAACTATACTACCGCGCTTGTAGCGTAGTCAAATTCCTTTTGTAGTAAGCCGTTTATAATTAAATTTTTTTTTATTAAAATAATATTGCCGGCCGCTTGGCGCCGTGTAACGATTTACTCCTTCTCTATGAAAAAAATTAGAAAGCTACACAGCTTGAACGTCGCCGAAGTGAGCTTTGTGAAGACGCCTGCGAATAAGCAGCGTTTTCACGTTCTCAAGTTTAAAGAGGGCGGCCCAAAACAAAAGGAACCAGCACCTATGGCCGGCGGAAGCTCCAAGAAAAAAAACGACAGCGAAGGCAAAAAAATAAAAAAAATTAAAAAGGCCAGCGAGGAGGAGGGCGAGGTCGTTGAAGGCGCCGCCCCGCCGGCCGTGGCCGGAGCGGCCGAAGGCGTCGATGCGGCGGATTCTGAAAGCCCGCGCGGAGAGATCCCGCAGGCCGACCTTGACGAAGCGATGGAGGCCGCGGCCGAGGCGTTCCGCGAAATGCTGGACGAGCTAGGCCACGGGTACCCGGACGCACACCTAGCCCTATTAAACGATGGCGATAATCAACTCGAAGGAGAGGAAGAGATAAATAAAATGACGAAGGAAACTAAGGAAAGCGAAAGTAAGGAAACGGTTACAAAGTCCGCCCCTACCGGCGAGCAAGCTATTTTGGACGCTATGCCCGAGGCGGTTCGCGCCAAGGTCGAGGCGATCTTTAAAACGAATCAGGACCTGGTGGCCAGGCTTGAAGAGTCCGAAAAGCGCGAAGAGACCCGCGAGCTTATTCAAAAGTCCGCCGAGTTCACGCACCTAGGGCTAGCCCAGGACGACGTGGTGGCCGCGCTCCGCGACGCCAAGAAGGCCGGCAAAGAAAGTTATGAACGCATTACTAAAATGTTTGGCGCCGTCAGCGAGCAGGCTAAGAACTCCTCTCTTTTTAAAGAGCTGGGTTCAAGCCTTCCCGGCGGCTTAGGTACCCAGTCCCAGGCGTCCCGCGGCTCCGACCGCGTACTCCCCGGCGACGCTGTGTACGCCAAGATCGAAAAGGGTGCCGAAGGGTACGTCGCCAAGAGCGGCGGCGCGGTTACCCCGGAGAAAGCTATGGAGTTATTCCTGGCAACGCAGGAGGGGCGCGCTCTCCAACGTGAGTATGAAATTGAAAAAGGGCGGGTGAACTAAGATGGCATACGAAATACCAGGATTTAAAAGTGGAACGCTAGTTACCTCAGTCGACTTATCAAACGAGGCCGCTAGCCAATATACCGGCGTCAAGGTAAAGCCCGACGGCTCCGCCGGCCTTCCGGCCGCTGGTGGACAGATTACCGGCGTCGTTCAAAACGACCCGGCCATCGGCGAGACCGTGGAGATTATGCACACGGGCGTGAGTAAGGTCCAGGCCGGCGCGGTGTTCCCGGCCGGAAGCCTTCTAACCCCAGACGCCACCGGCCGCTTCGTGCCGGTTACGGCCGGCCAGTTTGCAGTCGCGGAAGCGTGGGAGAACGGCGTCGCTGTCGGCGGCCTTGTTACCGCTCTCATTATGCCCTTTGGCAAACAATAACTTTAACCACTAAACTTCAAGGAAGACTTTAAATGGCAAACCCAACACGGTCAGACGTCCACGTAAACAGGCCCCTAACAACGATGAGCGTTTTGTACGCCCAATCAGAAACAGACTTTTGCAGCGCGTCGGTGTTCCCGATCTGCCCCGTGCAAAAGCAAAGCGATCGATATTTTAAATACGACAAGTTCGGCTGGTTCTCCACCCAAGCGCAGAAGCGCGCGAGCGGCACGGAGAGCGCCGGGACCGGATTTAATATTGACTCCACCCCGAGCTACTACGCGGATATTTATGCGGTGCATAAAGACGTGAGCGACGACCTGAGAGCAAATCAGGACGAGCCCCTCAACTGCGACCTTGACGCAACGCGCTTCGTCACTCGCCAGCTTCTGCTGCGCCGTGAAATAGACTTCCTGAGAACGTATATGACCCCGGGCGTCTGGACCGGCGCCGGCACCGCTACGACGGACTACGTCCCTGCGAAAAAGTGGGCGGACCCAGCATCCAATCCCGTCGCAGAAATTGACGACCTCAAGTCCGGCGTGAAGGGCTCCACCAGCTACGAGCCGAACACCCTGGTTATTTCATACGACGTTTTTAACGCGTTGAAAAACCACCCAGTTATTCTGGAAAGAATCAAGTACACCCAGACTGGCCTCCTAACGAAGGATATTATGGCCTCGCTCATGGGCCTAGATAAAATTGTCATCGCCTCCGCCGTGCTAGCGACCTCCCCCGAGATTGCAGGCGCGACAAAAAACGGCTCCGGCATTCAAACCACCATGCAGTTCATGGCGCAGAATTCCGGCCTGCTTGTTTACACCCCTAAGACCGCCGGTCTTATGGACGTTTCCGGCGGCTACATCTTCTCCTGGACCGGAATGTTCGGCGCGGGCGCCCAGGGGAACCGCGTCTCAAAATTCCGCATGGAGCACCTAAAATCCGATCGCGTAGAAGGCGAGATGGCCTACTGCATGAGCGTCATAGCCCCCGACGTGGGCGTGTATTTAAAAAATATAATCGCTTAAATAAATAGAAAGAAAGGCGGTAACCGTGGGGTACTACGCTCTTGTTACGATTAATTTATGGGACGGAACGTCCGTAAAGCCGGGCGAGCTGCTTACCGACTCGGTGCTAGCTAAAATTCCAGGCGCCTCGCTCAAGCAAATGCTAGAGCTGGGGACGTGGATTCAGGAACGGGACGCCGCCGCTACGGTGTCGGCTCCCGCCCTCTCCCCCTCGGAGGTTGACGAGGCCGCCGCCGCGGTCGCGGATAGCCCCGCGCCCCCGCGGGCTAAGGCCCCGCAGCCGGTAAAGCCCCCCTTAAAAAAGAAGGGTAAAGGCCTATGACGTGGTCGTACAGCGGTAACCCGGGGACCGGGCCTAAAGACGCTGTGCGATTTATGGTGGGCGACACCAACTCGGCCGCGCGCCTTCTTGAAGACGAAGAGATTTTATGGGTGCTAGGCGAGTACGGCGGAGCCGCGCTGAACGCGAGCATTCACGCGTGCGAGTTCATCGTTGCAAAGCTGTCCCGCCTGTCGGACGAGTCAATCGGGCCGATGAGAAACTCGTTCAGCCAAAGGGCCGAAGGTTATAGAAAGCTCGGGGCGGACCTCCGCCGCCGGCTATCGATAACCGATATGGTGCCCTTTGCCGGTGGGATATCCGTGTCAGATATCCAGACCCGCGAGAAGAACCCAGACCGCGACCCCCCGGCCTTTAGTAGAAACATGTTCACCTTTCCAGAAAACCAAGTCGGCCCGGGCGAAGGCGGCCCAGACGGCGGGGAGTCGGGCCTTGCTTAAAACTAAGGTTACCGTCGAGGACAAGGGCGCCAAGGAGTTTGAGAAGTTTAAGAAGCGCTTTAACGAGCTTGCCGGGTCCTACGTGGCTATCGGCGTGCACGAGGGCGCCGGGTCCTACGGCGACGGCGGGCCCACGGTTGTGCAGGTCGCGCTCTGGAATGAGTTCGGAACAGAGTCAATACCGGAGCGGTCCTTCATCCGCTCTGCGCTAGACGACAACCTCGAAAAAATAAATAAGTGGCGGGAGAAGCTGCTGGGCGAGTTTGTGGCCGGCAAGCGGTCGCATGAAAACGCCCTAGACGCCCTAGGCTTTAGAATAGCCGAGCTAATAAAAAACCAGATCACGCTCGGTGTTGACCCGGCCTACGGGACCGGGCGCCCCGAGGCGAAGAACTCCCCCGCTCGAATTGCCTGGCGCCAGGCCCAGAAGCACGAGGACTTTGGGCACTCAAAAACGCTTATCGCAACGACACTTTTGATTCGGTCCATTACCCACAAGGTGGTGCTCCATGGTGGAGAGTAGTTACCTCCTAGATACCGCGCCGTTCGTGGGCCTCATTCCGTTTGCCAACGCAGACGTTACCTGGAGCGGCGGGAAGCCGGTTTACAACGCGTCCGCGCGGCTTCAAATCAGAGCTCTCATTACGCCCCTCCCGGATAACGAGGTTACCGCCATGCCGGAGGGCGAGTGGGTCAAGGGACACTTTTTGATTTTCACGCGCGAGCGCGTCTACGTGAACGACCTGGTTTTTTATGAAGGCGACACGTACCACGTCCAGCAGGTTCAAAGCTGGGGCTACTTTTGCCAGGCCAGGATGGTGCAGATTACCGGGGCGGCCCTCGCCGCCGCTTCCGCGGGGGCGCTTTCATGATCCTCCCGATAGACTATAACGTCATTCGCGCGACGATCGTGTCGCAGGCCGAGGCGTCGATGGGCGTTACCTGCGTGCTGCAGGAGCCCGAGACAACCGGGGCGCCCCGCCCGGCGTTGCCGTACTTAACCTTTAAATTTACTAGCCCCGCCGTGAAGGCCGGGTGGGACGAACCGTTTCAGGAAAGGGACGCCGACGGCGTCCTGACCGGGAATATCATCTGGTGCGGGCAGCGACGCGTCGTGGCCTCGTTCCAGTGCTACGGTAACACCCACGAAGAGGCCTACAATATTCTGTCCGGATGGCAGCTCGCGCTTAACCAGTTCGGCGTAGGCGCCGCTTTCGCCGAGGCCGGCATCGCGATCTGCGGCATCGGGAGCGTCAAAGATATTACTATGTTAATAAATAACGCATACGAGGGGCGCGCCCACCTTGATGCGGAGTTTGGGGTTTCGTTTTCAGTGGTTGAGCAAAACGTCGGGCTAATTGCCGGCGCGGTAGTTTCGGCCCCGATTTTAACAGGCGATGATGAAAGCACTTTATTTACATTAGACGTTCAATTTTAAGGAGATTATAAATGGCCTCAATAGACCAAATCGTAAGCATTACCGTCTCGCAGCAAACGACCTCGCCCGCGCTGACGAGCTTTGCCATTCCGCTGATCCTAGGCGCGAGCGGTAGAATTACAGGCGCCCTTTACGGCCTCTACTCGCAGCCATCGGACCTGATCGCCGCCGGGTTTCTGCTAACCGACCCGGAGTACATTCGGGCCGTCGCGCTCTGTAGTCAGACAAACCGCCCGGCCACCTTCGCCGTTGGGAAGTACACGAACTCGGCGTCTATGGTCGCCGATATCCAAGCGATACAGGCGGTGTATGACGGGTGGTATGCCCTAATCATTTGCAGCCAGCTCGCCGCCGATATCCTGGCCGTTGCGGCCTATATTGAAACGCAGACAAAAATATTTATCGCCGACACGAACGACGCGGCCGTTCTGACCGGCGTAACAACGGACGTTGGTTCGCAGCTCCAGGCGTTTAGCTATAAGAGAACCGCGCTGCTATACTCTGGAGTGGCGGGAGCGCCCGCGGCGGCGGCCTGGGTGGGCGGAGTTCTACCCTTCCCGCCGGGGAGCGCGTCCTGGAAGTTCAAAACCCTTGTGGGCGTGTTGCCGGATAACCTGTCGGCCGGCCAGCGGGCCGCCTGCGTTGGCCCCGGAAGCGGCGTGGCGGGCAAAAATGTTAATATCTACGAGACTATCGCGGGCCGCGGAGTGACCGAAGAGGGGTTTATGGCCGGCGGACAGTTTATCGATATCACGGTGGGCCTCGACTGGCTGACCTCCACGATGAAAAACAATATTTATGGGCTTCTGGGCGGGGCAAATAAAACGCCCTACACCGACGCAGGCGCGGAGCTTATTCGTAGCGGCATTGGGCAAACGCTTCAGCAGGGCGTCGACGCGAAGTTTCTAGACGGCACGCAGGGTATGTCCGTCACGGTTCCTTCTATCGCCTCCCTTCCGCAGTCGTCAAAGGCAAACCGGGTTCTAACCGGGGTGACCTTTAGCTGCCGGCTCTCGGGCGCCTTCCACTTTGTAACCGTTAACGGAACAGTAACCATTTAAAAAAGGAGATAAATAGCGTGGCTATACAAACATTTGACCCCAAGAAATTATCGGTGACCGTTGGCTCCTTTATCATTCACGGGTGGGCGGACGGGGAGATGATCAGCGTCGAGCGAACGGATCAGGCTTTTTCAAAAAAAACTGGCGTTGACGGCGAGACAACCAGGGTGAAAACAAACAACACCACCGGCCAGATTAAAATAAAACTGATGCAGTCCTCTAGCTCCAACGACGACCTCAGCTCCCTAGCAACGGCCGATGAGTTATCTAACTCGGGCGTGGTGCCGTTCTCCTGCAAAGACGGCTCGGGTACCACGGTCCTAGGCGCGGCTTCCGTTTGGGTGCAGAAGCTCCCGGCGGCGGAGTTCGGAAAGGACATCGGAGTCCGCGAGTGGATATTAGACACCGCTCAGCTCACGATGGTGGTCGGCGGTAACTTTTCGCAGTAAATAATAGGAGTTTAAAATGGCGGTAGAAATAAAAGTGCGCGTCGTTGACGGGCACACCTACGAGATTCAACAGTTTGCAACGACCAGAAGCCTTCGGTGTTTAAGAAAGCTCGTGGCTATCTTTGGCGAGTCGATGGCCTGGGGCGGGAACGCCATAGAGGCGCTCAAGGCCGACGAGGACGCGAAGGCGTCGGAGCTAATGGTAAAGGCCGTGAAGGCCCTGATCGACCGCATGGACGAGGACGTTGTTCTAGGGGTGATCATAGAGTTAACCGGCGAGGCGATTACCTGCGACCACCAGCGCGTGGTCTTCGATAGCCACTACGCGGGCCGGCTCGACCACTTATTTAAAGTTCTGTACGCGGCCCTGGAGGTCCAATACGGAAATTTTTTGAACGTGGCGACAAGCGCCGTTGGCCTCAAGAAGGTCGCTCCGGGCCTCGGCCCGCAGCAGGTCCAGACGCCGGTTTCGGTGGCCTAGCTCACAACGGCGGCGTTGATTGGGCGATATGGCGGCCGGTGATGGCCGGGCTGGACACGTTGATAAACGTGCAGGAGCGGTGGAGCCTGGGCGACCTACTAGACGCCCACGAGGCCCTGGCCGCGAAGGAGCAGGCCGAGGCGAGAGCTAGGGCCGGGTAAAAGGGGGTAGCGCGTGAACGTCCGAGAACTTTTAGTTAAATTTAATTTCGAGGCGGACCATTCCGCGCTTCATAAAATCGAGAGTAACCTTGAGGGCATCAAGCACCGGCTAGAGCTGCTAGCCACCGTCGAGGTCGTTCACCGGCTTTACGAGATGGCCGAGAAGTTCGGGGAGTTCGGGGAGTCGATCGAGATAGCCGCGAAGACCGCGGGCATTAGTACCGACGCAATCCAGAAGCTGAGCGCGGCCGCGGCGGACAACGCCGTGAGCGCAGAGGAGATGCAGAAGGGGATGGCGATCTTATCCAGAAAGATCTACGCCGCGAAGGAGGGGAGCGACGAAGCGAAAAAGTCGTTTCGCACCCTTGGCCTTGACCCGGGCCAGTTCAAAAACTCCGAGCAGGCCATATACGCCATTGCGAATAAGATGGCCGGCCTAAAAGACAACTTTAAAAAGGCCGCGGTTGCTCAAGACTTCTTCGGCCGCGGCGGTTACAGAATGATTGCCTTTTTGTCTAAGGGCAGCGAGGCCATAAAGCAGTACGGCGAGGAGTGGGAGAAGATGGGGCTGGTTCTCACCGAGTCCCAGGTCGAGTCCCTGCTGTCCGTGGACCAAAGCTTTAAAAAATTAAACGGGCTTTTTAAATCGTTCGGCGCCGTTGTCGCCTCCCGATTCGCGCCCGTGTTTGACGTTTTAATCGCCGAGTTCATCTCCTTTTTCAACGCGAATAAGGGGCTTCTCGACTTAAATATTCACACCTTTTTTATGAGCCTGGCGTGGAACCTGGGCTTTGTCGCCGGCCTCTTCGTGGCCGCCACCGCTTGGGTCACAAAGTTTGCTAAGGCCTTACACGTCGAGGGCCACCTTCTTCAAATAGCGTCCGCCGCCGCGGGGCTATCAACGTCCCTGCTTATACTAAAGGGCTCGGCCTCGGCCCTGATGTTTCTTTGGGGCGCGTTTAAGTGGGCCTGCTCCCCCGTCGTGTGGGTTCTGACATCGATGGTTGAGGTCGTAACGGCGCTTGCGCTCCGCCTCGCCATTCTCACCGCAACGTCCTTCCCGGCGCTAAGCAACGCGCTTCTATCCTTCGCCGCGCTCCTAGAGGCGACGCCAATCGGGTGGATTATAACGGCCGTAGCGCTGCTAACGCTTGCTATACATGATCTTTGGAAGGCCTTTCACGGAGACAAAACGTGGACGCAGTCGCTCCTTGAAGCGGCCGGAATAGCCGATTGGGTGGAGAAGAAATTTTTCGCCCTCTTTCAAACAATCGAGGACACAAAGGCCGCCCTCTCTAGCGGCTGGGACCGGTGGAAGAAGTGGGTGATGCACGACGAGGCCAATACCTCCGAGCCGAGGTTCGGGCGCGACGACACGCCGGAGGGCGTAGCCGCGCGGAGGTCTTTAGCCCCAGGAGCGGCGCCGGTGGCCGGGGCGCTTCGCGCTATGAGCGCAGCCCCAGGAGCCGCAGCGAGCGCGGTTGGAGCCCTTGGCGACATGGGGGCAAGCCCGGGCGAGCGCGAGGACCGCAGGCGCCGGGAGGAGCCCGGCCTAACCACTAATAATAATAGTAGCGCGGCCACAACCCTGAACGCCCCGATTGTTATGAATATCTACGGCGCCGGGCACGACGCCGCGGGGCTAGGGGTAAAGGTTAAGGAGTCCGCGCAGGAGCTGATGGAGCGCCTGATTCGTGAGGCCCGCCGTTCAACCTACTCGGGCGTGGCGTACTAAAAGGGGTGGCTTATGGGTTTACTAGACGCGGGGCAAACATTCGGCGACGGCCTCCTACCAAGTAACAGCCTTTTAAGCTCGCTGAGCGGGGGGCTTCTCGGCGCCCCGGTGGGCGTGAAGATTCTACTCCCGGACGCCGGAAATAAAGTTTTACTGAAGTTCGACGCGTGCCTGTCGGAGAAGCACGGGCGCGAGTCTCCGGCCACCACGTTTGAGCTAGAGGAGGGGTCCACGGCCTCCGACCATATTTTAATGAAGCCTATAACGCTGGAGCTAACCGGGCTGATCACGGACACCCCGATAGACGTTGCGAAGGGAATACTCACCACCGCCGTTTCAAGCGTTGTTCCGCCCCTGGGCCTGGTGGCCGCGTCCGCCGGGCTTGCGCTTCTATCCGCCGCTTCCGGGGCGTCGTCGCTGAGTGCGGCGGCCTTTCAGCAGCTCCTGGACGCGCAGGCTGGAAAGAAAAAGCTCTCCGTTTTAACCGCGGTGAAGCTATACACCGGGATGTATATTACCTCGCTGTCGGCACCGCGCGAGGTGTCCGGCGGGCGGTCCCTAACTTTTACTTTGAAGTTAACACAGCTCACCATCGTGGGCCCCAAGTCGGCCGATATTTCTGGGTTCTCCAACCCGGGCCTAAGCTCCTCGGAAGTGCACGGCGGTAAAAAAGAGGCCATCGATCCAACAGCCGCCCAGGCAAAGAGCGGCTTCGCGGCCGGGGCGGCCTTCGCTCCTGTAAACGGGGGGGGCTAGTATATGGCGGCTACCCCGTCGGTCGTAGTTATCCCGCTCGGAGGATCTCCTTGGCACAACTTTCAGTTCACCCTGAGCGGCGGCCTTTACACTTTAGGCTTCCGCTTTAACACCCGCATGGGGCGGTGGGTAATGGACGTTCGAGACGCCCAGAATAATAACCTGGCGGCCGGCCTCCCTATTTTAATAAACTTAAACCTCTCCGGACGGTTTGCCATTCCCGGCCTAGCCGGCTTCTTCGTCGCCGTGGACGATACCGGCGCGGGCGCGCAGCCCGGGTATAACTCGTTTGGGGTGACACATACACTTTGGTACTTCGACCCAACGGGGGCCACATGAGCGGGCCGGGCTTTTTATTTGACCGAAGCTGGGCCCTCACGCTCGGGCAGACAAATAGCCGGGGCGGGATCATTCCCAACACGGGGTTCCGGTTTGCTATGCAGGACGGCGGCGCGAACCTCCGCGTGACTTTTGATATCGAAAAGACGTCGGCGTCTTCGTCAAATAAAAGCACAATATCGGTTTATAACCTGTCGGCCGACTCGCGCGCGGCCTACTCGCGCCTGATCGTTAGCGGGAACGGGGCCATTAGCTCCTCGGGCGCCTTCGTATGGCTCCAGGCCGGCTACTGCGGGGGGCTAACAACGCTCTTCTCCGGGTGGGCGGCTAATAGCACAACCGCGCGCGCGGGGGCGGATATCATCACAAAGTTTGAGTGCGGCGACGGTGAAAAAAACCTTTTATCTGCGAGGCACGAAAAGAGCTACCCGGCGGGCACAACGCTTAAGGGGGTAATAGCGGATCTCGTCGAGAAGCTGGGCCTACCCGGCGTGTCCTCTGTCACCGGCATACCAGACGTAGTTTTTCAAAAAGGGTACCCGGCGCTCGGGTCCGTTAAGTTTCAGCTCGATAAGCTCACCCGGGCAAACGGGCTGGAGTGGTCCGTTCAAAACGGCCACCTTCAAATCCTTCCGCGCACGCATACGACGGGCGCGCAGGCGGAGCTTATATCGGCGCAGACCGGGCTTATCGGTGTGCCCACCGTAAATAAAGACATAGTTTCATTTACCTCTCTGCTGAACCCTAAGCTCCTGCCGGGGGCCCCGGTGCTGCTGCAGTCCGTGCTCACCGGGGGAAAGCCGTTTTTATATAAGATCACAAAGGCAAAATTCGAGGGCGATAGCCACGCCGAGAAGTGGCAGACCTCGTGCGAGTGCACCGTGGTGGCGGGGAAGCCCGGCGCGCTGCAAAACCAGGGGGGGAATATCTAATGCCGATACCGCTTTCATCAGCAGACGAGGAGCTAGGGTCCACAACGCTAGACGTTTTAATATCCGGCGCCGTAGAGGCCGCTATGAAGGACCTCCACGTTTGGCTCCCGGCCTCCGTTGTCAAAGTGCGGGGGAACCAACAGGTCGATATCCAGCCGCTGCTGCAAAGATTTTATAAAGACGGCGCCCTTGTCACGCTTCCCGTCGTGCAAAACGTCCCGGTGCAAATGCCTCGCGGAACCAACTACGGTATTAAATATCCGATTTCAGAAGGCGACACGGGCATAGCCCTTTTCTGCGAACGGTCCCTAGACGCGTGGCTCGTGGCGGGCGGCCTCGTAGATCCGGCCGACTCGCGGACCCACGACCTGAGCGACGCGGTGTTTATCCCGGGCCTGTACCCGCTCAACGCCCAGGCCACCGGCGCGGCCACCGACCTGGTCATTAAAAACGGCGGTACGGAAATATCTATTAACAACCCGCAGAAGGCCGGCGCCGGGCACATCCTCGCGTTTGACGAGACGCCCGGGAAAGAGGGCGTGTACCTGATTCATAAAACAGGCGCCCGAATCGAGATTGACTCCTCCGGCGATATTAAGGTCGTCGCTGCGGACGGGTCCTATATATTTTTGAACGGGGCGAAAAAAACAATCAGCGCGACGAGCAGCACCGGCTCGCTTCTGAGCATTGGGGCCGGCTTGGCGATGGTTCAAGGCGACGGGGGCGACATGGTCACCGTGAACAAGGGCCAGGTTCAAGTTTTGAGCAGCGGCTCGGTCACGATAAACGGGCAAAGCGTGACGGTCGGCGGCTCGACGATGAGCGCCGTTTTAGGCGAACAGCTCGCTACCTACCTGGGCTCCCACGTTCACCCTACGGTTTTGGGGCCGAGCGGCCCGCCGCTCATATCGCCTAGCATGAATAACGCCTCCCCCGGCACCAGTTTTCTGTCCACGGTGGTGAAGCTGTCATGATGGATCTGCTACCAGTTTGGCAAAGCGAGTGGGCGCTAATACCGCTCGACTCAACGGGTACGATGTTTCCGATGAACCTAGCCTCTTATATTTCCTCGCGCGTTACCGGGAAGCTATCGATAGCCCCGCCGGACGGCGGCTCCGCCGTTTTCACTTTCGCCCAGGGCGCCTTCTCCGCAGCGATAGCCGGGCTTCAGCCGTCCTCGTCGTCTAGCTCAAATATTCAAAGTATGGCCTCGGCTTGGCAAAGCGCCATATTGGCCTCGACGTTTATCGTTTCTACGGCGTATATCGGGGCCCCAACACCGGCGACCCTTTTCGCCGCACCGCCCACCGCCGTTCCCATTCCGGCCGCCGGCGCGGCGGTTATTACGTCGACCCTAGGGGCGGGCGCCATAGCCTCGCTGGCTAGCGAGTCGGCTATGCCGATCGCTCTTTATAACGCCTTCGCCGCCCTTCAGTACACCCTCTCCGGCATGAATATGATCGTGCCAACGCCAACGCCGCTCGTTGGGGCCGTGGGGGTCGCGTGAGTAGCCTACTGACGACTACAACCGGAAAGGTGGGGGATAGGGTTATCTTTAAAACCTCAACCGCAATCCCGATCCCGGCGCTTCCCCTTCCAAGCCTAGGCCTACCGTCCTTAAGCTTTCCGGCCATTCCGGCTATGCCCTCGGCGCCCACGTTCTCGGGCTTTGGTGTTTCGTTAGCACTTCCGGCAATCCCGATCCCGGCCCTCCCGCTCCCAAGCCTGGGCCTGCCCTCCGTTTCCTTCCCGGCCCTGCCGTCTATGCCCTCTAAGCCCTCTATATCGCTCCGTGGGCCGTCCTTAGCCTTCCCGGCAATCCCGACCCCGGCTCTCCCACTTCCGAGCCTAGGATTGCCGTCTATTACCTTCCCGGCCCTGCCGTCCATGCCCGCCGTCCCGAGCTTCGCGCTCCCCTCCCTGGGCGGCGTCGCCCCAACAATAACCGTAACCACGCAGGTGCTGCCATGAGTGACCTACGACTGAACACAACTAACGCAACGATAAACACTTATATTGTAAACGTCGCCGCGGGCCTGACCGGCGTGCAAGCCTTCACTCTTATTTTAAACGGGGTCGCCTACCAGACCTCGGCGAACGCAGCCGCCGGAAACGCGGTAATTCTTACGGCGCTTGGGGCCGCGGTAACAGGCGCCCCGGGGGGTAGCCCATTCTCCGCGACCCTGGCCGGGTCTTCACTCGCTATCGGGGCGGTCAACCCTCTGTACCCGGTCAGCGCCGCCGTCTCGTCAAATCTAACTCTTGCCCAGTTCTCGTCCGCCCCGGGTGACCTCCTTCTAACGTCCACCGTGGACCTAGAGGTGCCCGCCCCAGGCCCCGGCGCTATTCTGCAAGATATTATCCAGCGAATAAGCACGTTTTACGGCGAGTGGTTTATGGACACCTCGGCGGGCATCGATTGGTTTGGCCAGATCCTGGTTAAAAACCCGGACCAGAAGTCGATCGACGCGATGCTGATCGCCACAATTTTAGGCACGCCGGGGGTCCTTACGCTCGACGCGTATAGCTTTGCCCCCGACTTTTCACGGCGCTCGCTGGGGATTATTTTTTCATGCACCGTCTCAGGCGGTGTGGTCGACTACAGAGGAACCATTGGAAGCTAAGGGGTAAAGTTATGGCAACGAGTTATGGGCTCACTTCGGCGGGCTTTGTTAGTAAACAGCAAAGCGATATTGTTCTTGAAATGCAGGCGAGCCTTCAGGCGGCGTTTGGACAAAATATAAACCTAGCGCCCACGTCTGTTTTTGGACAGCTGATCGGGGTTCAGTCCGAGCGCGAGGCGCTACTATGGCAGCTAGCCGAGGCGGTTTATAATAGCCAGTACCCTTCGGGGGCGGAGGGCGCCAGCGTGGATAATATCTTGAGCCTGAACGGGCTTAAGCGCTTGCAGCCCCAGCCGACCGTTACAAACCCTTCCCCGCTCGCGCAGTCGAACGGCGTCACGCTCTACGGCCTCGCTCTCTATGGCATCCCCGGAACTGTGGTGCCGGCGGATAGTATTATTCAAACGTCCGCGAGCCCCCCGGTTTCATTTAAGCTAGATAGCCCGGTAACTATCGCGGCCCCGGCGAACTCCCTGCAGACTATTTTTTTCGGAAACGCACCCACCACGGGCTCGTTCACCCTTTCGCTTGCAACGCCGTCCGGCGCCGCGGCCACCACGCCCGCGGTTGCTTATAACGCTACGGCCGCCCAGGTTCAGGCGGCGGTGGCCGCCCTGCAGGACACCGGAACCCTCCTTTACCCGTTCACCGACGTCACCGTGACCGGGTCAACGGCGGCCGGGTCGATCACGTTTACCTTCGGAGGGGGCACCCCAACCACGGGGAACCCCGCCTCGGGGGCAAAGCCACAGCCGCTTATAGCCGTTGGGTCTAATACTATGCTAGCCGGCACGACTGCGACGAACACCTCCGTTGCAAGTCTAACCGCGGGAAGCCCGGCTATGGGCGTGGGCACCGCGACCTGCGTCGTGAACGGCCCAAGCTACGCTCCGGCGGGAACCATTACTGTTATCGGAACGCCGGTGTCCGGGTGGACATCCGTTATAAATCAGCTAGACGCAATTCCTGGGGCCCTCCTCGAGTCCGACGCGGCGGCTATGCTGCGAAGGTCGGGCCTGCTGTCGGCCTCCGCTAACGGCCCCCTGTCCTCGATTATCGCTAAGGTGGCAAACGTGCTCGGCGTTACATCGACCTACGGCGTGCAGAATACTACGAACGCCGCTCTACAGATCCTAACCTTTTCGCCGGCGCCTATCTCCGGGAGCTTTTCGCTTGTCGTAAACGGGGCCGTTACAACCCCGATCCCCTACAACGCCACGGCGGGCCAGGTTCAATCGGCCCTAGCGGCGGCCAGCGGGTATATCTACCTGGTCGCCACGGGAAGCATTGCGGCCGGTATTACCGTCGACTTCAACGGCTCGGACGGGGGCCAGGCGCAGGACGCTATAGGGGTCACGGCAAACACAACGGGGTCAAGCATTACGACGGCATGGGGAAGGCCGCCGAAAAGCGTCGAGATTATCGCCGCCGGCGGCGCGAGCGCGGCCATAGCCCAGGCTATTTATAACGCGCTCCCGGCCGGAATTAACAGCTACGGCTCCCCGGTTCTGTCAACAACCGGGTCGGCCACAGCCGGGTCCACAACGCTAGCGGTGTCAAGCACCACCGGCATCGTTCCCGGGCTTGCCGTGGCCGCCACCGGGGTTCAGGTCGGAGCCGTCGTTTTAAGCACCTCGGGGTCTAACGTAATGATATCTCTCCCGGCCCTTTCAACGGTTTCAAACACCCCGGTTTCGTTTTTTCACGGCGGAATAGTCGCGGACACCTACGGCAATCAGTTTATGATTAGCTTCTCCCGCCCCGCACAGATTCCTATTTACGTTTCCGTGACGCTGATTACAGACCTGTACCTGGTTCCCGGCGTGGTTAGCTCCGGGTTTAACCCTAAGTCGGTCTTTAAAGCGCCTAGCATTTTAGCCGTGCAAAGCGAGCTGGTGGCCATAGGAGGGACCGTTGGGATAGGCGGGCTTGTGATTGGGTTCGGGTATAACGGCCTGATTGGCGCGTTTAACAATATACCGGGAATAATATCGTACTCGCTCAACTTTGGAACGTCACAGAACCCGACGTCAAACGCGAATATTCAAATGCTCCCGGAGCAAGTGCCCTACTTCGCCACCTTCAACACGAGCGTAACCTATGTTTAAGGAGGTAAAATGCTAGCAGCCACGATTACAAGCCACACCGAGGACGCCCTGGGGCGGCTTCTACACCAGTACCGGGGCGCCCCCCTGGTAACCGCGCTTCTTACTGGCCTTCTCTCCGGCGTTCAACCGCTAGAGAATGCCATCTATGCCCTGGACGCCGGAAGGCAAATTGCAAACGCCTCCGGGGCGCAGCTTGACGGCCTGGGGGAACTCGTCGGCCGCAAGCGGGGCGAGCTGGGAGACCCCGAGTACCTTTTATTTTTGTACGGAACGATCACGCAGAACACGAGCGACTCGACGATTCCGCGAGTGTTCGGAAACATCGCCTCGCTGTTTAGGGCCTCAAGCCTTTTTATTAAAACGCCGAACTCCCCGGGCGCGAACTCCTCGGCGGGGGTTTCGTTGGGGGTGGGAAGCCCGGCTATTTCCCCAAACCTATACCCGGCGGTAAAAGGAATTCTTTCCAACTCTGTGGCCGCGGGTGTGTCCGTGGACGAGGTAACTGTGTTCAAGGCCGGCGGGAGCTTTGCTATGGCCGGGCCGCAGTCGTGGACGGCGCAGGCGGCCCCGGGGTTTACCCCCACCGCCCTGGACCCCTGGCCCTTTGGGTTGGGTGACGTAAATAATGCGTTTGTTGGCGGTTGCTTTGCCACGCTTATATAACTACTCTATTTTAAACGAACGACTTGGAGAAACAGTATGCCGCTAAATACAAAGCCGACCACCTACCTGGGGTGGACCCCAGACGCCCTACCGACGCAGATCGCGCAGCCGTCGGCCGCGCTACAGGCCAGCGGTTGGACGGCCGGGCAGCCCCCGGCCTATCAGCACATGAACTATATGTGGTGGTTAACGGACCAGTGGGTGCAGTACCTCGATGAGCAAGTTAGTAGCGAGGCCTCGCTCCTCACCCTGCTACCCTCCGTTCGGCTACTAGGCGGTGGGGACTGGTCCTGGAACGCATCCACCGGAACTCTAAGCTGGAGCGCGGCCGGCGGGCTTAGCGTGCCCGGTATTCTGGACACGGCTAATACGTTCGCGGCGGGAAGCGTGGTTCTAGGGGAGACGTCCGTTGCCTATATCTCGGCGAATATTCCGTTCTCGGCCCTGGCCACAACCGTTCTAGGGTCGCCGCAGATCAAAATGAATTACGAGATTGGCATCGACGTAGGAGAGTACGTTTTTGGGCCGGGTATTCCGGCTGGGGCCACCGTGATCGCGGTCAGCGGACAGACCGTAACTCTAAGCGCGGGCGCTACGGCATCCGGCGCCGCCCAGGTTTCATTTTATGGCACGCCCGCAATTACGGTGCAGTCGTGCGACGTCTCGGCCCTCGTTCCAGGGCCGGCTACGATAGTTATTGCTAGGGCCTCCGGCGGCGCCTGCGCGATTGGTGCAACGTCCGGGCAGGCATACCTTCGGGACACCGAAGTGCGAACGCTTGACGGCCCCGGGTTCCTTTCGTCCGCCTCGCTTCCGGCCGGGCAGGGCCTAACCAACAGGCAGTTTGTTTACACGGCCCTTGCCGGGTCTGGAAGAACGGTAGGCGCGGTTTACCCGGCCGACGCGGGGGCCACAAACCAGGCGCTCAGAAGCCAAGTGCTGGGCTGCGTTGCGACGTCGGCCGCGTCGGTTTCAACCGGGGCCACCGCCTATGTTGTTACGGAGGGGACCGTGGCGGGGTTTACCGGCCTGACCGCCGGGGCGGCCTACTACCTTGACCCAGCGACGCCGGGGGGGATAACAGCCACCCAGCCCACGGGCTCAACGCTGGGCGTGGTTGGCGTGGGCACGGCCCTATCAGCCACGACCCTACGGCTTTTAATTACCCGCGTTCCAGACTCCTCGATCGCCGGTACAAAGTTAATTCCTGCTAGCGTAACCGGAACCCAAATCGGGGACGCCTCGGTGCCCGGCACAAAGTTAGCCCCGGCCACCGTAACCGGAACCCAAATTGGGGACGCCTCGGTGCCCGGCACAAAGTTAATTCCCGCTAGCGTAACCGGAGCGCAGATCGCAAGCGACACGGTCACCCTGGCAAACCTGGTGGCGGCGGTCGCTGCGGCCCTAAACCCGACGGGCCTAATAGCCCCGTTCGGAGGGGCCACCGCCCCGGCGGGGTGGCTGATGGCCGACGGCTCGGCCGTATCTAGGCTCACCTATAGCGCCCTTTTTGCAGTAATCGGCGTGACCCACGGCGCGGGGGATGGCGTGAACACATTCAACCTGCCGAACACCCAGGGCGTATTTCTGCGGGGGGCGGGAACCCAGAGCATAAATAGTATTAGCTACTCGGCCACGCGTGGGGCCTCCCAGAGCGACCAGGCGCAAGGGCATATACACACCTACGGCGGTAACACCGGCGGCCAATCCGTTAACCACTCCCACTATATTAGCCACGGCGCCTACACGGGGAGTACAAACGCCTACGGCCTACCGGGGACGACTTTTGTTGCCGGCACCCAGGGGTGGGCCGCGCCTCAGAATAGCGGCGGATTTTCGGCTGACCACTCCCACGCGTTCAGCGGCTCAACAAGCACACCCGCGAATGATGGCCCTAGCGGTGCGCCACGCACCGGGTCGGAAACCCGGCCCGCTAATATCGCCGTAAACTACATTATCAAAACGTAAGGGGAAGCATACCGTGTCAGAAAAATTCGATATTGAGCTGAAGTGGAAGCCTTTTAAAATCGACGTATACGCGTTTGAGAGGGAGGTTCGCGCGGCGTATGAGCACTACCTGTTCTCCTGCACAACTCCCGAGGCCCTAACCCTATCATTTAAGGAGGGGCTAAGCGCCGCCACGGTCGCTAGCATTCAAAATCTTTTTAAAGACTTTAAGGTGGACCCCGGCCAGCCCGTCAAGCCCTACTCGCCCCCGCCCGTTATACAGCCAAAGGCGGAGGCCGGCGCGGAGGAGGCCGGCTCCGGGGACCAACCAGCGTAAGCAGTTAACACCTTTTCAGAGGAGATTAGTTATGACACCAGGTGAGTCGAAAATACCGTTAGAGTCCATTTTGAGCGGCACCGGCCTAATCGCCGCGGCGGCGGCTTTGCTGTGGGCGCTAGTCAAGCGGGAGTTCCACCGTTTCGAGAAAGAGCTTGAGGAAGCCGTGAAGGCGACGGGCGAGCTGAAAGCGCAGCTAAACCGCTTGGAGGGCGAGTTCTCCCACACCAGGAGGGACACGGCGGACGCTAATAAAAGCGTAACGCTGCTTGAGCGGTCGCAGCAGACCTGCTTTCAAAAGCTCGACGTGCTCACCGAAAAAATCTCGAAGTCCTCGGGAATGATTCAAGGAATTTTAGTTAAAATCGAACGCGAAACCGAGGAGGACTAATGGCGACTATAAGTAGCATTGAAGCGGTTACAATTATTCACTGCGACGACGAGGCGCTTTTAACCGAAGGGCTCGCTAGGGCTTTTAAGGCCCACTTCCCGACGGCGAATCTTATCTCGTACAACGACCCCCAGCTATGCCTGGACAAAACGGATTATTCAAAAAGTATTAACGTGATTATTTCTGACTACCAGATGCCCGGCATGGACGGCGTCTCGCTCGTTCGCGCGATGATAAAAAAGGTGGCCGACGCGGGCAAAACCAAACCGGCTCTTCTAGTTTTGTTTTCGGCATACGACCAGGAGGTTAAGGAGCGCCACGCGGACATGACGTTCGACTTAATGATTTCCAAGCCTACCAAGTCTAAAGAAATTATCGACCAGATAAAGTCTACTCTAAATATGTACGGCAAGTACACGGGAGAGAAAAAATGAGCTTCGACGCATTAAAAAAAATACTTCTTGGACGCGACGGCGAGGCCGATCAGGCCTCCATAAACTTTCAGGTTAACCTAGACGGCCTAAGCGACGTTGTCGCCACCGGCGTTTTACTAGCCAAGTGGGACGGGGCGAAAAAGGCGGTGACGTACTCTCTCAACCCG